TAAGCAGACAGTATCGTAGTCTAAGGTCCCATTCTCTAAGAGTTGAGCAATTTCTTCTATCTCTGACGCTTCCTTAACTTCAATAGCCGTTAAGTTTGTTGCATCTTTAATAGACAACAGACCACTCTCCATACTGACAACCAAGGTCTTACCTGGTGCCGTTTGACAGAGGGTAGTTTTTCCGACCCCACTCTCGCCGTAGACCAACAGCTTGGCGCCTTGCTGCTCTACTAACTCGTTGGGACTTTTTATACGATTTAAAATTTTATCGTTCATATCACTTTCTCCAGTTGATAACAAAATTGTTTTCGTTTACTATATGTTGAAAACAACAATTAACCTATTGTAAACATGAACAAAGCAAAAAACAAGAACCAATGGAAGATTAATTATCTCTATCGACAACAACAACTTGGCGAACGGAAACTTATGGATTTGTATTCAGAAGGACTTGAGCCAGAATTTAAGGAGCGTGAAGTGGAACGAATAACATTAAGACAATACATAGAATTTATAGGGATTGAACCAGCAGCAGAATTATTTGACTGCTCATCCGCATCAACAAAAGCCTGGAGGTACGGCCTTAGACAGCCTTCAATAGAGCAGGCAAAGAAAATAATTAAAGCATCAAAAGGTAAGTTGGATTTTGAATCAATCTTTGGTCCAATTGACGAGTCTTCCAAGACCAAAAAGACGGTTGATTAGTGTTAAACGTCAAAGCATCTGCGCAGGATTCTGCGTTGGAGCTTGCTCTTGCTTATGCGGAAAGTGGTTACAGTCCCGTACCATTATTAAGACATAATAAAGTACCCCCTAAAGAATTGGGGAGCTGGCAACAGTTCAAAGAGCGACAACCGACGACGAAAGAAATAACTCGGTGGTTTAAAAACCGCGACGATTTGGTCGTGGCTTTAATCTGCGGAGACTTTATTGTGGTGGACGCAGACACACCAGAAGCGTGTATATGGGCAGAAGAGAATCTACCCAACACTCCTTGCAAAGTAGTTACAGGCAAGGGTATGCACTATTACTACAACAACCCAGAAAACTACACAACGTTTGTTGCCAGAAGAACTGAAACTTCAGATCCTGCCAAACTGATAGACATAAGAGGACGCGGTGGTTTAATCATTGCTCCTTACAACATTCACGCAACAGGAGCCATATACGAACCCAAGTTTATAGACGGCTGGGATTGGCACGACACAAGCGATTTACCAAACCTAACCAAAGAACATTGGGTAATGATTACGGGTGCTGAGAAGTTAAATGGCAAGGCCATCACTTCACCGTTTTCAATGGAAGGTGTGGTTGCGGGTAGCCGTAACGACAACGCCGCTCGATTAGCAGGAAACTTAATAGCAAAAGACGTAAGTATAGAAATGGTTGATTTCTTTGTTCAGTCTTGGAATCAACAAAACAAACCGCCTTTACCAAGATCAGAAATATCTACGACGGTTAACTCTATATTAAAGACACATGAAAGGAAGAACCAACAAGCTCCTGCTTTCATACAACGTAAGTACAACGTAAGTGAACCAACCGATTTATACAACCCTCCAGGTATTGTAAAAGACATATACGAATACTCAGAAACCATAGCGCAGATAGAACAACCCGCTTTGTCTATGCAAACCGCCCTAGCGATCGGTTCTGTATCTTTGGGTAGAATGTACAAAACGGATATGAACAATTTTAGTTCCATGTTCTTTATGTGTATTGCCAAATCTGGACAGGGTAAAGAAAACGTTAAGACGGTTATGGAAGCCGTACTAGATGGTGCGGGACACGCAGAGATAATGGCGGGAGACGGTTACACGTCAAGCGGTGCGGTTTACAGCTTACTAAGACATAAGCCAACACACATAACCGTGATGGATGAATTTGGTAAAAGATTGGAAAGTATATCCAAGTCTTCCAACTCCAACAAAGAGGATGCCATACAAGTCCTTATGGAGACGTGGGGACGTTGCCACGGTACGATCAGACCAGACAATTACTCTATGATGACTCTGACCCAAAAACAGCAACAAGAGGCTTTAGATCGTTCAACAATTAAACCCGCAATAACCTTGGTTGGCATGTCCGTTCCTAGAAACTTTTACGGTGCTTTATCAACAGGGCGAATTGTGGACGGATTTCTAAATCGTTTTATTGTTGTTGAGTCCAAACTGCCCAGAACGGTAGGCAGAATGGTGCCATTCGTAGAACCGTCCCACGCCATATTGGAATGGGTGCGTAAGGTCAGGGAAACCAATAACGAAATGGAGCAGATAGCCAGAGACAACTCAGAGGTAGATTTTAAACAACGGGTAGTAAAGTTCGACGACGATTCCAGAAAGCTTTTGGATAAGTTGGCTTACGAATTGGTGGATCAACAAAACAAATTAGAAAAGGACGGCTTAGAAGTACTGCTCTCCAGAACAAGAGAGAAAGCGATGCGTTTGGCTTTAATAGGCGCTCTAGCTGACAGTCCATACACCAATACAATAAGAGGCGATATAACCAAGTGGGCAATAGATTACGTCTATTACTACGATCAGATAATGGTAGCTACGTGTGAAGACAAGGTAGCAGGGTCCGAAATGGAAAGCCGTATCAAGCAAGTTCTTAGCTTTATAAGGACGCAAGGAGAAATGGGCATCAGTCGTCGAGATATAGACAGACGAGAATTGTTCAGATCAATGAAGTCTTTTGAAGTAAAAGAAATCATCACTCGCTTAATGAACGCGGGAGAGATACAAGAAAAAGACGTCAGAGTAAAACAAACAGGGCGACCAATGAAACGAATAGTCGCTATAGATCCTAATTTTTTCGATGATTAAAGAAACAAAAAAAATGATGTATGAGTTAATGACGGTGTGGGTTTATGTGGTTATAGGGATCTTGGTGTTGTCGGTAACGGCAATCTCCATACCCTTCGTGGCTCTGCATCGTTTGACTAAAAGCATATACAAGGGAGTTACAGATGAACGCGAAACCGAAGATGGAAACGATCAGCGATCAAAAGCGCGAAGAGCGTGTTGCTGGATTTATAGAAGGATTATGGGGCGTAAGGTGTCATAAGCTACCAGTCAGTTACGGCCTAGATTATTGGTGCGAGAGCAAAGAGTCTTCGTTCTGGTTAGAAGTTAAATGCCGTAGCTTTGGTATTAATAAGTACGACACTTTATTACTGAGCGCATCCAAGTTGCGTATGGGAGCCGCTCTGTCTCTGGCTACCAACCAACCATTCGTCCTGGTGTTTGCTATGACGGACAGCGTGTATTCACACACTTGGGACAGAACCAAAGTCTACGACGTACGTTTTGGTACGATTGCTGAACCGCAACTGCCAGAGGACTCAGAGCCGTACATACATTTAAGTAAAGATGAATTGGTTTGTCTGTCAGACCACGCGTTAGGATTTGATCGGGAAGAGTTGGGATTGACTTAAACCAGTCCTGCTATCCCTTGGTTCTGTCTACGGTTTGCTATATCTTCGTTAGCAATAGATCCGCCTAGTAGACTTCTGCTGACACCTGCTGTTCTTGGCGGTGGTGCAATAGGATTAATTTTTGGCATTTCAATACCTCTGCTAATCGGTCTAGCCACTTGGTCAATTACTTGTCTTGCTTGATCTTTAAATCCTTCTGCTTGTTCTAAAACTCCAGAATCTTGCAAATTTCTTTTTATGCCTTCTGATGCCTCAGTAGATTTTTGTCCTAGAGCAGAAAAACCTGACAAACGTATGGCCTTTTCAAAAGCGTCCACCACTTCCCCCATTGCACTTTTATCCGTTCTTGCCAACATACTGACAATTCTTGGATTGGCAAACAACGTTTTGTAAACCGTTAACGTTACAACTGTAGGCAAAAGATTTAAATTAAAGAACCCTGCTGCAAGAGTACCAGCTACGATAGAACCCGCTCCAGTTTTTTCTGCTCCTGATACGGTTACATTTAACGCTCTTGAAAATCCTTTTAACGATTGTTGCAAGTCTTTACCAAACATCGCTTCTAATGTTTCGTCTCCGTACGAATCTAATGCTTTCTGAAAATTTCCAGGTTTAAATATTTCTGCTAAATCACTTCCACCACCAGGTATGCCTTTTTTAATTAATTGCTCTAAAGCTTCGTCTTGTATGTTTAAGAAAGCTTCTTCAGAAACTTGATTCCTAACTTGGTTAATTGAAACTGCGCTGTTAGGTCTGAAAACAACTTGAGCAATGGTTTCTGGCGTTGCTCCTTCTACGTTGGTTAATATTTTGGACTGTTCAAATTTAAGTACTTCATCACTTGCTTTAGCTTTGGATTCTAAAGTATCTAAAAATTTGTTAAATCCTGGACCAAACTCTCCGTTTGGATTTAATCTTATATCATCTACCAGTTTTATTATTTCTTCGGGTTTTAATTTAGGACTGTACTTATTGAATTGGTTTAGCGTTGCAATCATTTGCCCGTAGTTTTCTCCAAGCAAAGGTTTTAACGCAGCGTCGTATTTGGTTATTTCCCTAACGTATCTTGTGGGATTAAAAACTCCCGTTATTGGATCGGTGGCTGTCTTAACGGAATCAGCAAATAATTTTCTAGTCAATTCAGCTCTAAGATGTTCAGCTTGTGCCAATCCTCTTTGCGGTCCTACCATCCCTTCTCGCAAACCACCTCTAGTTACTGCGGCAAGTATATCTTGCATGCCAGTTGAATCAGCTTTTAATAATATCTGTTGATATATGTCATCTGCGTGTTTTCCTTTTGGTCCTTCCGTAACAATCTTTTGAACAATGGCCTTGTTAAAAGGAACCATGTCTTCAAAATATTGTTTATTGACGTTTCTTAGTCTTTGAACAGTATCTGTTACTACCTTTTTTTGAGGCGTACTTAAAAAAGCAAATTTACCTGAAACCAATAAGTTATCGGGTGCCTTTGTTATTTGGTCATCAACTTTTGTAATAACGTCTTGTAAAAATTTACCCACTCCTCTTGTTTTATTACCTGCAAGAAGTTGTGTTTCAATTAGAGTGGAGCGAATTTCAATTAACTTGCTCAAAGTAACTCCTTCTGAATAAGCACCCTCTTTTATTTCTTTGCTGATGCCTTTTATAAGACTTATTGCTCCTTCTTCGTCACCACCGTATTTTAAAAGAGGCT